ATCCACTGCAAATGATCTGACAAAAGTACTGTTTCCATTACACCATATGCACTACTAGTTCCACCAATGTGGAAACCTAGTACAACAGGTTTAGTTCCATCTTGCACTATCGGGCCCATACAAGTGCCCACCTTGGCGAGTTCCGAATTGTATGACCCACCATAAAAACTGGCATAACGGTGAGACATTTGGCCGAACTTAACACTGATATTATCATCCACGACATCGTATTCAGTATTACGTAAAACCAATTTCGCCATACACGAACCTTCCGGTTTCGTTGTTGGCAAAAATCCCGTTGTTGTTCCCAAATCGGGGCATTTGGAGACATTGACCACCACCAAATCAATATCCGTAAATACGCACATTGATGCTGCAATTGTTTGCTCAAATTGAGAGCCAGGCCCTTTGCCTCGCACTATTTTAGCTTTCAAATGCTTGTGTGGTTCCTTAGTCATATCGCAGTCTGTGTAAAACACATGCTTCGGTATCCACATGACTCCTTTCTGGGGGAAAAATCCATTACATCGCGTTGCACTACCATCTGGGCGGGTAAAGTCAATGATAACGATGTTTTTTGTGATCTTAGTGATCACTTGTGAAGTGGAAGCATGCTTGACAGTGTCTTGGGAGCCCACTGTCACTCCCATTTTATTGATAAAACCAAACCAACCTGGACTTTGATCAGTAACCAAAGCATTTGGTTCCACATGGCTATCAATCCACATTTTAGCAGCTCGCAGCGATATAATAAACGTCGCTAGCACTGCTGCACCTTTGCGTACTGTCGATCCCTCAATACTTTTAACAGCCGTCGACACGGCATCGGTACGCGCCATGTACTCTCTCTTATACGCCTCGCATCGTTCCCAATACTGTGCATATAATATGAGTGACATACCCTTCGTAGACAACAAACTGAGTGCAAACCAGTCTTTTCTGTCCTTGTAGGCAGCCAATGAACACGAGGCCACGCCGAAAAAAGCAACCCCCTTCATCCAGGGTCGCAAGTTATAAAGTACTGCAGATTTTTGCCATCTATATCTCACATACTTAAAAGGCATGCTGTTATACACACAAGTAGGAGTAAAAGCAAGAAACAGAGGTGTGGTTGCCTCTGTCATAGCGGAAGACAATTCTCCAGCAAGATAATTGGTGGTAAGTTTGTTTACAGGACGAACTCCTAACCACCATTTTAAAGTGGCAAAAGGTCCGAAAAAATTTCCGAACCATGTTCGTGTGGCAGTAGTGACTATGTCTGTCACTA